CAGTTGGTTGTAAACATAACTGATCTACTTGATATTCAAATTCATTGTTGTCTACTGGAATAGACGACCACTTCTCCATTGTATTAGATACAGTTCGTAGTCTGTCATTGACATCAAATGTATTTGGTCTTTCAAATGTAACTTCTTTGTTACCTTTGTGTTGTGATGATATACGAACATCCCATAGTGGTGATTTCAAACCATTCAAACACAACATGAAATAGTATCCAAGATCAAATGTCAGCTGCCTCATACCATTGTAACTGTTATGAAGTATAGCTTCTAAAGTAATAAAAGAACCTTTGTATGGTACAGAATATGCTGGTAGTCTAAAGTGTATTGCCATCAATGCACCATTGTTAGACATCCTGTAATTTTCTGTCATATCATCAGTATGAAAATGATTACTAAGATAATCATATGCTAATTCATACGACTGTTGATGTGTGATAACTTTGTATGAATCTTTGTGTATAGCAATCAACTCGTTGGTGTCATCACGAACCAACTGTTTGTAGCCAGGTATCTTAGTCTGGTGTTGATTGTATACTTCTTCACTTCGAACTGCGAAGTCTAGTTGTTCTGGTAACATAGTTCCCCCTAACTTACTGATATTGTTATTTTATCTTTTTCGCTGATAATACCATCAGCAAATTCTATTTCAATCTTATCAATACCTCTGTGGTCATGGTGTTGATACTCTGATTCATCAGTAGTACTGTGAAATACTTTTGATTGAAATACAATCTTAGCATTTGGAGATATCCTGTTTATCTTACACATGATATCTTTGAATGTTTCTGCGTTACACCTCATATAGTTCTTCCTTTCCATAATAATCTTTGGGTAGTTGAAAACCCTTGATAATCCTTGTTTGTAGAGCTTTGAACATCAAGTTCTCTACTTCTTTTCTGCCTACAGTCATAGCTGAACTCTTTGAATCCCAATCGCTTTTGACTTGTGGACCTAGTACACTATCATCAACTGTCAATCTCCATTTAGTAATACTGTGCTTGAAGTTTGATTTTACTTTTACAATGTTCACAATTATTACTTGGTCTTGACCATATGGTATTGTTGCTTGGTAATGTCCTGGTCTTATGCATCTCATGTTTACCTCCTATCTGGTTTCAAATTTTAACTCCTCTAACTGTTTTAACCAACCTTCTACAGTTGTTATATCTTTAGCTATAGCAGTTCTTAGTTTCTCAAACTCCTCTAGCATTTCATTTTCTATAAGAAACAAATCATCTAACCGACTGAGTGCAGTTGATTTACTATATCCTTTAATCGCATCCCTTGTCGCTAGTCTTTGATCCCACAGTCTTGCTTTCAGTACTTTCAAGCCCTCGGTATTCATCATTATATACTCCTATCTTTCCTTCTCCAAAGCATACATCACATTCTTCTGATGCTTCTGGATTGTTACTATCTACAATTACTCCAAGTCCTAGACATCTGAAACATCTACGAAATCTCTGGTTCTCTATTGACATCATAATCAAACCTTTCTCTGACCATTTCTCTGATCTCTGGAACATATATAAGTTTAACTCCATCATATAGCATATGCTCTACACATTTGTTTTCTAAGTCCTGATAATTATTACAATGCTCATAGTATTTTGTGTATATAACATCAAACCTATCTAGTTCATCTTGTGTGAAGCTGTCTTGTGGTTCTGGTAGTTTAGTCATTTGTTTCTCCTTTTTTACAAAAAGTCAAAATGTCGGATTCGGTGATAGTTCCTATCACAACCAGTCTAGTCCGACTGGTCATCATGCTTTGTTACTGCACGATAGAATAAAAATGTAGCTGATATACTAGCTATGAATGATATACACATTAGTGATAATACAATAATACCTAGTAGCATTAGTATAGTTTCCATTACTTTCTCCTTTTGTGTTCTGCTTTTCTTTTGCGATCTGTGATGATTGCTTTAGTCAGATTGTTTGATACCCATACAATGAATATCCAAATAGGTGCTGCAATTACTGATAGTATTAGTGTAGGATTTAGTCCTAGTATCATCCACATCATTACAAGTCCACCACCTAGCGATAGATATATTAGTACAAATGTTCCAATGTATTCTGATCTATCTTGGAACTGTAGTCCTTGTACTCCGTTGATTACTGACATAAATACTTTCTTGATTAGACCGAATAAATATCCCAGTATTGACATTTCTTTTTGCATATAAGCCTCCTTTGTACATCACATATATTGTGATAATTAGTATTAGTAGCATCTCGGTGATCCCACTTCTCCTTCCTGTTTGGGGGGGGTACTATACCCCCTGCCCTACCAATGTGTTGATATCTGCATTGAGTATCTTGTCTGCATACTCTTCATGCTCCTCATCTGTTGGTTGTCTTAGTTTAGATGGTGTAGCTTTGGATTTGTTTTTGGTATCCAATGCTTGTTCCCATGATTCACCATAGATCATTTCAAATCTATTTGACCAGGCATCTAGTCTGTTTGTCCAATAGTCTGCTAGGTCAGACCATCCTCTGAATGTTGCCACTCTGTCATAGTCTTGTTGCTGACCAATCTCTGTGACTGTATCCACACGATCATCATTTGCTTTAGTCAATGCTCTTTTAGCTTGATCTGCTCTAGAACTTGCATTGTTCATACCAGTTCTTGCTCCTAGACATTCATACATGATACTGTCTTTGCACCATCCTTGCATGAATGCACTGTCTTGTACTGGATACATTGTATCAAATACCTGATACATATCCTGCTTACTAGCATCATTGATACTTTGTAAGTCGTTAGTTTGTATTCTCCACTCAGTCATTATACTACCTCCAAGTCTGTGTTGAGTTCGTCAAAGTTATAGTCATCCATTTGCATTGATAACCATTGTGCTTCTGCTCTACATGCTTCTGCACATTCTTGATCTCCTGCTAGTTCTGCCATCTTGGCTTCATCTAGTAGTTCGTGTATTTTAGCTTCATAGTCCATTATTTGATCTCCTTCATTCTGATACCTATATCCATAGTGTATTCCTTACCTTCATCATCCTCTGTTTCTATGGTGATTCCCCATGAATCCCTAGATCCTCCTTCTGATATGATAATTCCATCTATATCTTTGTCGTCTAAGGTCCTGTCCTTGTACCAAAAGTCTATCTGATACCTTACTTCTAGTACCTCTTTGATAGACTCAGCTATATCAGACATGATTCTGTATGAGTTTTTTTTGATTGTAGACATGATAGATCTCCTTTCGATCTCTGAATATGCCTACTCGTCACCACAGATATATCGTTCTGTAATACATGCTAGAACTTTGTCGCACAACTTCGTGCTGGACAAAGTGTGCATGTTTACAGGTTGTATATCTGATGGTAGTTCGTGTGGTGTATATACCTGATATGAGTACATAGCTGATCCACACGAATAGAGCATATTCGAGAGAGATAAAAATAAATATTGGGTTACCTACTTTGTGAGCCTGACGAACAAATGATAGTAGCTCTTACACGATTATTCGTGTTAGAGATACATTGGGAGTAGGTCAATATTTATTTACAATTTTTTACTTGACATGGTTACGGAGGGTGGAGTATCTATCGTAAATGGCAAGAACACAATTAGGCAAGAAAGACGGACTGACATACAAACAAAGGCAGCTGGTTGATACCCTCGTAGCTAGTAATTGCACCATAACCGAAGCAAGTCAAAAGGCAGGATATGCAAAGGGAGAAGCTGGTAGAGTAATAGCCTCTAGGACACTACGATTGCCAAAGGTACAAGCATACCTTATGCAAGAAGTATCCAACAAGTTAGGGCTAGGTTCTGTCCACGCATCCTCAACATTACTACACCTTATACAAAATGGTAAGTCTGAGTATGTTAGACTAGAAGCATCAAAGGATCTATTAGATAGGATCGGAATGAAAGCTCCTGACAAGGTACAGCATAATCTGTCAGGAAATGTACAGATCAAAATAGATCTAGACTAGCGAGGTAGGGGGTTAGAAAATAGGGCGACAGCAGAGTGATAACCACCTCTACACACAACATAGTTGAAAAAAGCACTTCAAAAAAATATTTTTTATAGTAAGGTTCGAGCATGGCAGATCCTAGACTAAAGAGAGCAGGAGTAAGTGGTTATAATAAACCAAAGAGAACTCCAGGTCATAAAACCAAATCACACATAGTAGTTGCTAAGTCTGGCAATAAAATCAAAACAATAAGGTTTGGACAACAGGGTAAAACAGGAGATAGAACTATGACAAAGAGAGCAAAGTCTTTTAAGGCAAGACACGCAAAGAATATAGCCAAAGGCAATATGTCAGCAGCATACTGGGCAAACAAGGTGAAGTGGTGAGTACAGTTAATAAAGCTGGTAACTATACAAAGCCAGGCATGAGGAAAAGAATATTTAATAGAATTAAAGCTGGTGGAAAAGGTGGGAAGCCTGGACAATGGAGTGCGAGGAAGGCGCAAATGTTAGCATTAGCTTATAAGAAAGCAGGAGGTGGTTATAAATGATGAAGTCTGTTAAAGCTCCAGCTGGTTTCCATTGGATGAAAACAAAGAATGGTGGATACAAGCTAATGAAGCATAGTGGTCCATTCAAAGCACATAAAGGTGCTAGTCTAACTGCAAAATTTAATATACAAAAGAAACATGGCTCTAGCTAAATCACAACGCAGTTTAAAGGCGTGGACTAAACAGAAGTGGCGTACAAAGTCAGGAAAGCCATCTGCTAAGACTGGTGAAAGATATTTACCAGAGGCAGCAATAAAAGCACTTACTCCTGAAGAGTATGCTAGAACAACTAGAGCTAAACGAAAGGGTAGTAGAAAAGGGAAGCAGTTTGTAAAGCAACCTAAATCTATTGCAGCAAAAACAAGAGCATATAGGAGAGTAAGCTAATGTATCATGGTATGAAAAAAACCAATGGATCTAAAAAGTTAAAAGGTAAACAAAAGAACTTACCAGCAGCTTTAAAGAAAAAGATCATGGCAAGTAAAAAGAAAAAGTAAGGAGTATATTATGTTTGAAACAATACTAGATCGTTGGGATCGTTTAAACAAAAAAGGTAAAGGTATTGTTATAGCTATCTTAGTTGTAGCTATAATAGCTATTGCTCAAGCTGTATGACACAGCAATACGCACAAGACGAGATATCTTTTCAAGATCGTATGAGATTAAGAAAGATAGTAAAGAAAGTGCATTTTGCACACTATCCAAAAGATCTTATTACCGATAAAGAAGCAGATCTGTTTATAGAATCATTACTACCTGAAACTATTTATAAGTTAATCAAAGCTGGTATTGATTCCAATAATGTGTGAGTGGACTAGATTATAAAGCACCTGGAGAAGTTATCAAAACCTTTATGAAGGATGATAGCTTCTTTAGAGGTGTACGAGGTCCAGTAGGATCAGGTAAATCAGTATCTTGTTGTATAGAAATATTTAGAAGAGCTGCCAGACAAAAACCATCTCCTGATGGTAAGAAAAAATCTAGATGGGCAGTAATCAGAAACACCAATCCTCAGTTAAAAACTACTACCATGAAAACATGGTTAGATTGGTTTCCAGAAAATATATTTGGTAATTTTACTTACTCAGTTCCGTTTACCCATAATATACACATCAATGATATAGAGTTAGAGGTTATATTTTTAGCATTAGATAGACCAGAAGATGTAAAAAAACTACTATCATTAGAACTAACAGGAGTATGGATTAATGAAGCTAGAGAGATTCCTAAATCTATTGTAGATGCTTGTACTATGCGTGTAGGCAGATATCCAGCAGTTAAAGATGGTGGACCTACATGGTATGGTGTTATAGCAGATACCAACGCACCAGATGAAGATCATTGGTGGTCTATTATGTCAGGGGAAGTACCAGTACCAGATCATATGAATCAAGAAGAATCATTGATGTTAGTTAAGCCTGACAACTGGAAGTTTTTTGTACAACCACCTGGAATGATTGAACTAAAAGAAGATGATAAGATCAAGGGGTACGACATCAATACGACAGCTGAAAATATTAAAAATGTTACAGAAAATTATTATCCTAATATTATTAGGGGTAAATCAAAGTCATGGATAGATGTTTATGTACTTAATAGATTAGGAACTATCGAAGATGGTAAGTTAGTATATGGTTCTTTTAGAGAAGATACACATATTGCTAGTGAAGATATACAGTTTGCAAACACTACAGTATACATAGGTTTAGACTTTGGACTTACACCATCAGCTGTGTTTGGTCAAAAGCTACCTGATGGCAGATGGATAATAAACCATGAGTTAGTTTGTTTTGATATTGGTACAGTAAAGTTTAGTGAAATGCTTAAACATGAAATAATAAAGCATTGTGCAGATAAAGATTTAAAGATATTTGGTGATCCAGCTGGAGATTTTAGGGCGCAAACAGATGAAACTACTCCTTTTCAGATACTTAGACAACAAGGTATCCAAGCCTTTCCAGCTCCATCAAATGATGTATCTCTACGAATAGAATCAGTAGAAGCTGCATTAAATAGGATGGTTGATGGTAAGTCTGGTTTCTTACTATCGCCATCCTGTAAACAACTAAGAAAAGGGTTTCTTGGTGGATATCACTATAGAAGAATACAGACATCAGGTGAAAGGTATGAAGATAGACCAAATAAGAATAAATACTCTCATGTCCATGATGCACTACAATATTTGATGCTAGGTGCTGGAGAAGGTAGATCTTTGACAGTAGGATCACAAAAACCAGCTGTTACAAATGTTTACAGTTCTTGGGATATATTTAATAGAAATAGTATAAATAAACGAGGTAAATGGGATATTTTTCGAAAGAATGGTTAGTATTCTTTTATGATCCACCTAATGAAGAGTGGTATCACATATTTAGAAAAAAAGGCATGGCTCATTGTGGAGCTTGTTATTATGATACCCAAAAAGGTGTATGGGTTGTTTTAGAACATATACACAAAAGACTAGATGTATCTATTTTACAAGGTGATGAAGTAGATAGAGTATTTGGATATATACTATCGAACAATGGTACCTTTTTAAAAACTAAAAGATTCAAACATAAATGGAGATTATTTCAAGCAGCATGGTTACGAGAACATAGTTGTGTAACAATAGTTATGAGATTAATTGGAATAAATAGATTGATTATTACACCTTTTCAGTTATATAAATACTTAGTAAAGAATGGAAGCACTAAATGGGCATTTTTAGAACACCAAAATACAAACCAGATCCAGAGCTAGAAAAGAAGCTAAAAGAAGAAAGAGAAGAAGCTGAAAGACAAAAAAAAGAGCTAGAAGCAAAAGATAAAAGATTTAAAGAAAGATTTGCAAAAGGTGTTATTGGTCAAAGAAGTTTATTTAGTAGAGCAAGTGGACAAGGTTTTTATACAGATGGAGAACAAACATAATGGGAGCTAGTAAATCAGCATCATCTAGTAAAGATAATAACTTTAGCATGGCTGCTTCTACTGGTGGTACACCAAATATTATAAATCAAAATGCAAAGATAAAAAGAGCTGGTAAAAAAGCAGATGAATTTGCTAGAGAAAAATTAGGTATTACACAAACAGGAAATGCAATATTTGCTACACAAGGTGAAAATGTTGCTGGTCAAATGTATGGTAGTGAATATCAAAAAGCTAGAAATGAATATTTAGCATCACAAGGTCTAGGTACACTCAATAAAGAAACAGGATCTTTTACTGCTGGTGTACAAACAGATAAGGGATTGACATTTACAGATACTACTAGAGGCTCATACAGAGAAGCTAATAGATATAGAATACCTTTATCAAAACAAATGTTTGAATCACAACAAAAGTTTCAAATGGGATTAGCTGGAGTTACAGCACTAGCTGGTATTCCATTAATTCCAAGTATATTATTATCTAATTCTCAAACACCTTACTCTAGTTATATTAATAGTACATCAACTAGAGGTTTTTATGATTTTTCAGATAGTCCAGTACCAGACAAAAACAAAACACAAGGTATGACACCACCAGAAGCAAATGAATTTAATACAATGACTGAAGCAGAAAGAGAAGCAGAAAGAAAAAGAAGAAGAGCAGCAAGTGGACAAGGAGATCTTGCTGGTAATGTAAGATCATTGTTTTCAACTATATCACAAACCTTTGGTGGATCAGGTTAATGGAATATAATAGTTATCGTACATCTGCAAATATGTCAGAGATGAACGCTAAATTATTTTTAAAAAAATATAGTTTAGCAGAGGGTTTAAAATCTGTATGGAAAACAAAGTTTGAAGAAGCATATGAATATACTATGCCTGGCAGAGAATCATTTTATGAAGAATCACCAGGTCAAAAAAGAACAGATAGAATATTTGATGAAACAGCAGTAGTAGGTATACAAGAGTTTGCTAGTAGATTACAAGCAGCTATGATTCCTACATTTGGTAGATGGATGCACTTAAAATCAGGTGTTGAAATACCTTTAGATTTATCACCACAAATAGATAAAGAATTAGATGATATAACAAACTATATATTTGAAGTATTACACAATTCTAATTTTAATCAGGAAGTGCATGAATCTTTTATGGACTGTGCTATTGGTACAGGATGTTTACTTGTAAATGAAGGTACAGCATCTAATCCCATAGTATTTAATTCTATACCATTACCACATATAACTTTGAATAGTGGTCCTGATAATAAAATAGATTGCATCTATAGAAAAAGATTTATTCACATAAATGATTTAAAAGTTTTGTATCCTAATGCAGATCTTGATGAAAATCTTTTAGCTATTATGGGTAATAACCCAGATCAAAAAGTAACAGCTATAGAGGGTACAATGAGAAACTACTCAGATCCTAATAAAGAAGTTTATGATTATGTTGTTTGTATAAAAGAATATGAAGCAATAATTATTAGTGAACAATTTGAAGGTGCTGGATCAAATCCATTTATTACATTCAGATGGAACAAAGCAAGTGGTGAAGTTTATGGTAGAGGTCCAGTATTTAATGCTATGGCAGCAATCAAAACTACAAACCTTACAGTAGAACTAATACTAGAAAATGCACAGATGAATATATCTGGTATCTATCAACTAGAAGATGATGGTGTAATTAATACAGATAATATTGCATTAGTGCCTGGAACTATTATTCCTGTTGCTCCAGGATCAAGAGGATTACAACCTATTAATGCTGCTGGTAGATTTGATGTAGCACAATTAGTGTTAGAAGATATGAGAAACAATATTAGAAAAGCATTATATATGGATACACTTGGTCCAACAAAAGGAACACCTATGTCAGCTACAGAAGTAGCAGAAAGAATGGCAGACTTATCAAGACAGATTGGTTCTTCATTTGGTAGATTGCAATCAGAGTTTATACAACCTTTAGTTAAAAGAATAATATACATTCTTAAAAAACAGGGAAAGATTACAATTCCTAGTTTGGATAACAAAGAAATAAAAATTATACCTGAATCACCCTTATCTAGGGCGCAGTTTGAACAAGACATAGCAGATATAAACAGATTTAATGCTACTATAGGTCAAACATTTGGACCACAAGTTTTAAACTTAATAGTAAAACAAGAAGAAGTAGCTAGATATTTAGCAGAAAAAATGAATTTACCAGAAAAGTTAATTCGTGATACTGCTGAACAACAACAAGTAGTACAACAACTACAACAACTACAACAAGCACAAGGAGGACAAATTGGCGTGGGAGCAGATACGCAACAAACCTGAGGGATACCACTATAGTATAGATGGATTCCAAAGATCTAAAAAAGCAGAAATAGAATTAAATGGTGATATTGCTGCACTTTTTAAAACAGAGTTAGGAAAAAAGGTTTTAAATTACTTAAAATCTATTACAGTAGAAGCTGTAGCTGGTAGAGATGTTTCAAATGACCAGTTAAGGCATTTAGAGGGAATGAGATATTTATATTTTATTATCAAAAAAAGAATAGAAGCACATAAGGAGAACTAATGGAAGAAGAAAACACACAAACTACAGAAGCTGTTACAGCAACAGAAGCACCACAAGAAGCACCTAGTAGACCAGAATATATATCAGAAAAGTTTTGGGATACAGATAAAAGCGAAATAAAAGTTGAAGAGCTTGGAGCTTCTTACAATGCTTTAGAAAAAAAACTAGGTATGAGAACAGATGAACTATCTAAGCAAATAAGAACAGATATAGAACAAGAAAGAAAAAGTGTTGTACCTGAAGAATACAAAATAGTTGTACCTGAAGTGCCAGAACATATTAACATTGAAGTTAATAAAGATCAGGAACTGTTAAAAGAATGGTCAGCTATTTGTAGAGAAAATAATTTATCACAAGAAATGTTTAACAGAGGTGTAAATGCTTTTGTAAACAATGAGATAGCTGGTTTACCTGATACACAACAAGAAATGCAAAAGTTAGGTGATAATGCTAATAGTCGTGTTGAAGCTGCTGATTTATGGTCAAAAAAATATTTAACACCTGAATCATATGAAGTTGCAGCAAAAATGGCTAGTACAGCTGAAGGTGTAAAAGCATTAGAAGAAATAATGAATTTAACAAAAACACAACCATTACCTAATTCAAACACAGTAGTTGATGCTGAACTTGATGAAACAGATCTTAGATCTATGATGAATGATCCTAGATATTACGATCCAGCAAAAAGAGATGAAGCATATTATAACAAAGTAACCAAGCTATACGAAAAAAAGTATGGCTAAAAAGAAAGATTTTCCCTTTAAAAAGTACATATTTAAATGGGAAGATCCTACTGGTCATAGTGAATGGATGTCAAAGAATGACATGGATTCGGTAAAACCAGCTGTTATTACGACAGAAGCATATCTATATTCTAAAGATAAAAGCTATGTTAAGACATTTGCATCATATATAGAAGAAGAAGATGGATCTTATACATTTGGGGATGTCAATGTTTTTATTGCTTCTGGTCTTGTAAAGATGACAAAAATATAATATATCTCACATAACAAGCCGAAATAGACTGGAAGATGCCCAGTTTGGACAACATAACAAAGTTTATAACGACAACTTGGATTTAGAACAATACGAAAGGAAAAACAATGACAGCGACTATAGATCAAGCCTTTATAAAGCAGTTCGAAGCAGAAGTGCATATGGCTTATCAAAGAATGGGCAGTAAGCTCAAGAATATGGTCCGTAATGTCAGTAATGTAAAAGGAAGTACTGTTCAGTTTCAAAAAGTAGCAAAAGGTTCTGCTTCAACTAAAGCAAGACACGCTGAGGTTGTCGCTATGAACTCTGTACACTCTAATGTAACTGCAACACTATCTGACTTCTACGCTGCTGATTATGTGGATCGTTTAGACGAACTAAAAGTAAACATTGATGAGAGAAACATTGTTGCACAAAATGCAGCATATGCTCTTGGTAGAAAAACCGATTCTATCATCACTGATACATTTGACGCTAACGCAACTGCATTAGCACATAACTCAGCTGGATCAACAACTGGTATGAACTTAGACAAAGCACAGAATGTGTTTGAGATCTTCCAAGAAAATGATGTTCCAGATGATGGACAAAGGTATTGGATTGTTGGTGGAAAACAATGGTCAGACCTTCTAGACATAGATCAGTTCTCAAGAGCTGAATATGTTGGTGAAGCAGACTTACCATTTGGCGGCACATTAACTGCTAAAAGATGGATTACTTTCATGTGGATGGCATTTAGTGGCTTACACAAGGATGGATCAAACGATAGATTCACACTTGCTTTCCATAAATCATCTCTAGGATTAGGTGTAGGTTCTGATGTAAGAACAGAAGTAAACTACATACCTGAAAAGGTAGCACACCTAACAACATCATATATGTCAATGGGTGCAGTACTTATTGATGGTGATGGTGTAAGAATCCAGAAATGTAGGGAGGCATAATCATGGCATACGAAACAACTAATCCTGTGAAAAAGATATCCCAAATGGGAGATTCTAATTCACTTTGGTATTATACTGATGGTGATGCTATTGGTACTATTGATGACAATGAATACTTTTTAGCATCTACTGGCGACCTTAATGCTGGTGATGTAATCATTGTTAATAGTGGTGGCTCAAACGCAGTTGTAGATATTTTAATTGTAACTACAGCTAGTGCTACACAAGTAAGAACTGCCTTATTATCATAATGTGAATGGGGGGTTTTATACCCCCCTCTCTTTTCATGGCAGATACTAAAGTAGATATATGTGCAAGAGCTATCATAATGATCGGAGCTTCTCCGATATCATCTTTTGATGATGGTTCTACAGAAGCCTTAGTAGCTTCTAATATGTATGAAAATATACTGAAGTCTTGTTTATCAAGACACAGATGGAAATTTGCCACAGAACAAAAACAACTTTCTTTACTAGCTGATGCACCTACAGGAAGGTATGAATATGCTTATCAGTTACCTAGTAGTCCTGAACTATTAGTTTTAAATACAGTTACTGTAAATGATAATCCAATTAAGTATGCTAGATATGGAGATAAGATATTTGTAAATACTTATGGATCTAGTAACACACTAATAGCTGACTATATATTTAGACAAGTAGAAGCAGAGTTTCCTGAATATTTTAAATTAGCATTACAATATAAACTTGCATCCATCTTTGCTGGATCTGTAGCAAGAGATGCTGCTATGATACAACAGTTTGAAACACTTGGTGAAAACCAAATGAGAATAGCAAAGAACATAGATAGTCAAGAAGTTACAAATAGTATTTTAAACACAAAAAGGTTTATACAGGATAGATTAACTACTGGAGGATATTAATGGCTAATGTTCTCAGAACTGTATATACCAACTTTTCAAGTGGTGAACTTAATCCTTTATTAGTTACAAGAACAGATGCCTCTGCATATTTTAGTGGAGCAAAAACATTAAGAAATTGGTATCTACTTGATGAAGGTGGTATTATGCGTAGACCTGGCACACAGTTTAAAGCTACATTACCAGGATCATCAAGAATTATTCCATTTATATTTTCTAATGATGAAATGGCAGTTTTTGCATTATCTAATAATAGATTAGATGTATTTGATAGTAATGGTGCAAGTGTACAAGCTAATATAACAAGTAATTGTAACTGGACTACAGGACAGTTATTTGAACTAAACTATGCACAGTTTGGTGATACAGTATTTATAGTTCATAGAAATAATCCTATAGTAAAAATAGTAAGAGCATCAGCATCTTCATTTAGTGTATCTCTATTTACATTTGAAGAAGATGAAAGTGTATCTGTTGGTGGAGCAAACAAAACAACACAACCATTTTTTAAGTATGCAGATTCAACAATATCTGTAACACTATCTGATAAAACTACTGGTACTGGTAGAACATTGACTGCTAGTGCTTCTGCTTTTACAAGTGCATATGTAGGGCAGTATTTATTAGTAAATAATAAACAAGTAAAAGTTACAGGATATACAAGTGCTACTGTAGTAACAGTTACAGTTTTAGAAGAAGTAGATACAGTAGGACCTCATTTTTTATGGGAAGAACAACTAATATCTTCTATTAGAGGATTTCCACAAGCTGTTACATTTCATGATAATAGATTATATTTTGCTGGTGTAAGAGATAAACCAGCTTCTGTTATAGCATCTAAAGTAGGTGAATACTTTAATTTTGAAATAGGCACAGGACAACCTGATGATGCACTAGATGTAACTGTAACAGGAGATAGAATAAATGAGATTAGACACCTAGTAAGTTCTAGAAACTTACAACTATTTACTGATGGTGGTGAGTTTTTTGTACCAACATCTACAGATACTTCAGCTGTTACTCCATCAAATATAGTTTTTACAAGACAAACACCATATGGATGTAATAGAGCTAAACCAGTTATTTTTGATGGTGCTACATTATATGCACAGAAAAATGGTAAGACAGTTAGAGAATATTTATATTCAGATGTTGAAACAGCATATGCTTCTACATCAATATCTATACTTGCATCACAAGTTATAAATAATCCAGTAGATATGACTATGATTACTGGTACAACAACTAGACCAGAACAATTTGCATTTTTTACAAATACAGATGGTACACTTGCTTTATTTCATAGTATTAGATCTGAAAAGATAGCTGGATGGACACTATGGTCTACTAGATCAGGTGATAACTTTAAAAGTATTACAGCTTTGAATGAAAACTTATTTTGTGTTGTAGAAAGACAATTAGAAGGTGGAACTGTATATACATTAGAAAAATTTGCAGATGATGATAGCCTTACACTTGATTGCTCTGCTGTTACTACATTGAATCAACAAGGTGCGCCTAAAGTAAATGGTGGTAGTCAGTCAGGATCAACTTTGAATGTTGATGGTTATACATCAGCACCTAATCCTAATGATATAATTCAAATAGCTGGTAACAGTACACAATACACTATTCAAACAGTAAATGCTACAGCGTCTGGATTTACCCTAGTTTTAAATCAAAATCTTGCTGCAACACCATCAGATAATGCTGTTATTACTATAGTTCAAGGAAGATTACATAACTCACCAGCACACTTGACATCTACATTAGTATATGCTGTTGATGGTACTATGGCATTAGGTACATTTACTACATCAGGATCAGATACAATAACATTTAATGAAGCTCACGCTGCTGGTGTTAATATTGGTTTTGATTATACTCCTACACTAGAAACTATGCCTATAGATAAAGAAGTAGCTAATGGTCCATTGACAGGAGAAATAAAAAGAATATCAAGAGCAGTTGTAGATGTATCAAACGCACTTAATGTTGCTTTACAAGCATCAGATAAAACTGCAAAAAATTTAATTATTAGACAAGTAGATTTTAATGTAGCTCAATCTGTTAATGCAGTATTTGGTAAAAAAGAATTTTTCTTTTTAGGATATGATAGAGAACCTACAGTAAAAATAACACAAACAGAACCATTACCACTTAAAATTTTAGGTATGGCAGTAGAGGTAGTATTTTAATGGGTAGTATAACTCCAGCAACTATGTTTTTAATTACAGCTGGTGTATCAGCTGGTGCATCTTTATATCAAGGTTATACTGCAAGACAGGCATTAAAAAGTGATATAGCTAGATATGAAGAGGAAAAAAAACTTACAGAGCTAAGAGGTTTACAAGAAGAAACAGTTAGAAGGCAACAAATGGATATTACACTTGGTAATAATAAAGTCATAGCTGGTGCTGCTGGTATATTAGATGATAGTAGAACATTTCTAGCTATACAAAATGATGTAAGAAATGCTGCTATATCTGATATTAGATCACAAAAATTAAATACTAGAATAGCATTATCTAAGTTTGACCAACAAATAGTAAACTCAAAAATAGATATGCAATCAGCAACCTTTGGTTCTATATTTGATGCTGGTAGTTCTGCTGTAACTGGATGGACATATGCTAACTATTATAGAGGATCTAATACAATTAAACCAGGTATGTCGCCAGGTGAATCAAGAGCTAGATTCGGTACAGATCTTCTAGCTGGTAAAAGAATAGGAGGTATGGATATATAATGGTTTTAGAAAGAGGAGCAAGTCTTAGTAAAGGTGTTAGAAGAACAGGCGTTGAAGGTAGCTTTGGCGTTGTAAGAACAGCACAAAATACTATAGGTACAAGTGTAGCAAACTTATCACAAACAGTTGATAAGATTAATCAGTTTCAGGTTGATGTCATGGATAAAGAATGGCAAAACAACTTTGATACAAATAGTGCTATATTTGTAGAAGAGGCTATGCGTGAGGAACTTAATAGTCCAAATCCTGATTTAGTAAAACTAAGAGAAAAATTTATAACATATCGTGATACTACTTTAAAAGAAGCACCACAAAGATTTCAAAATTATATAGAAAATAAATTAGACTTAAACTTTGTTGATGCTGTTAATAATGTTAAAGACTATGCTAATGATTTAAAATATGTAAATTTATCAACACAAGGTGCAGTTCTAGCAGAAACAAATTATAATAGTGCCTATAGTACAATACAAACAATAATTAAAAATAATAAAGGTAACTTTGAAAAAATACAAAATGAAATTGATTTGTATTATACCACTACAGTTTTACCTAACTTAGCAAATTTAAATTCTAATGATAAAATTTTAAATAAACTTAAACCTCTAGAAATGACACCAGCTATGATTGAAGATAGAGCTAATGGTAATAATGTATTATATGAAAGTTTAAGAGCAAAAAGCATTATTGAAATGATGGTATCAGGTGTAGATTTTGAACAAGGTGATACACAAAAATTATATGCTGATTTAGAAACTTTAGATATAGAAATAGATAATTATATACAAAAGTATTTAGAAGATCCAGCTGCTAGAAGATTAGATATGAGTGATGCTACAGTTAGTGAAATTGTTGCTGATTTAAAAGCAGTAAAAAATAATTTATTATCAGTTCAGTCTGATAAAATAGCAAAATCTGAAAATGCTGGGTTATATACACAACAAAATTTTTCTAAAAGTTTTATAGATGCTTTTAAAAATGATGCTAGATTATCTATAGTAGCAACTCCAAAAAGTATTTTAGAACAACTAAACAATACACCAGATGCTGTAGCATTATATAATAATCCAGAATTATTTTTTCAAACACTTAATGGAGCTATTGAAGCATCATCTGTACATAAAATAATAGCTAGTAAAAAAGAACAAAATAATGGTGTACTTCCTAACAGTGGGGATATGTTATCTGAAATAAATTTATCTACAGGATCAAATCTTTCAGAAGATGAATTAGCATCTTATGTTTACGCATCATATGGTGGTCTATTTAATTATGATACAAACCAAATGTTGCAAGATTATGATATGGTTTTAAACAATCCTAGACCAAATGTAGGTGCTGGGGGAATGGGTCCAGAAATATTACAAGCAGAAAAAAATACAGCAGCAGCAGCTATAATGATGCAAAATGGATATTTCCCACCTGGATTAGATAATTATTTTTTACAAGTAGATAGAATTATGATGAAAAATGAAATATCAGATCCAGATATGGAAAGAATAAATCAATCTATTCAATTATATAATTTTATTAATAATAATAGTAGTGATGTATTTTTTCCTTCTGTTACAGGAGCAGATACACCATCATTCTTTTCATTTATAAAACTTACAAAAGGAGATATGTATCAAAGTGTAAATATTTCAGATGTACAAGATTTAAGACAATTAAAAAATGAATATAAAGCATTTGTGGATGCACCATATGATTTAGAAGAAATTAAAAATGTTTTGATTGATAATGGTGCAAATGTAACACTTGATAATGTACAAGTAGCTATATCAGAAGATTTAAGATCACAGATTGGTCCTGAAGCATTTGGTAAATATTTAATAAATAAACTACCTCATATAGATATTCCTTTTACAGACTTTGATATAGGTTTAGCAGAAGATGAAAAATTTACAAAGACAGAAGAATTTGAAAAATTATTAGCACCTATACCAGAATGGAAAAAAATTATTATAGGAATGTCAGTTAGTTTTGGTGGTGAAGAATATTTTGCAGATAATCCATATCCAAACTTTTTACAAGTAGATCCTATAATTATGGATCAATTTAATGATATTTTTGTGCAAGAACTAAGAAAATTAGGTGTAGATTTTGGATTAGTACAACAAGGTAAAAAAGAACAATTTTTACAACAAGTTGGAGAAAAAAGAGAACAAGCATTATACAGTACAGCATATAGATTAAATAGAGAAGGTTTTGGTATATCAAACTATGAATCTATGAGTGATGGTGGAAAATTAGTGATGAACCCAATTGAAAGTAAAATTCCATATTCAGAAAAAATAGACAAAGAAATATATATAACTGCACATATTTTCCAACATATTAAAAGTATGGAAAATAAATATGGTACAGACAAAATGGTAGATATGTATCCAGGATTGTACATAAATAATTTTGGTACAAATCAAGCCAATAGAGTTGATTTAGATATAAATAGAGTAAATGAATTACTTAATGATGGTGTTTTTTATTTTATAAGAGAGCCTGGTGATGTATACAGTTATAACCTAAACCCAAATAAAATTTATTCTAATAGTTATGATTTAGCTATGGATGTAGATGATCCACAATTTTTAAGAGTAGATGATTCTTTAACTGTTAATGATGGACAAATATATTCTAAGAAAGCTATTGTTACAGAAGCAGTACAAGATTATTTACAAGATAATAAATTAGTAGATTTCTTTGTAGATAGAGGTGTTCCAAAAAACTATGTGCAAAACTTTTTATATTCTATTTTATATCCAGGAACAAAAGGGATTACTACTAGAAAAGATTTATTAGAATACTTAGAAAATAATAAAATAGATATAGATATGTTTAATAAATGAGTAATGTAGCTTTAAAAGGTTTAACTCGTAAAATTGTTCCACAAGATTTTGATATACCAGAAAGTTCCATAGATGGTTTTTTTAGAAATCCAAAATCAGAACAATTCAAAAGAGGTTTTGTTGATGAAAACTCAGTAGCTTTAACATTTTCAAAACAAATGGAAGCTACACAATCATTTAAAAAAGATCCTACATATAATTTTTTATATGATGAAGAATTAAAACCATACATAGATAATATAGATTATTTTAGAAACTCAGGAAGTAAGTTAGAAACTAAGTATTTAATAGAAGAATTAAAAAAAGATGCAGAGCTGATAAGTACAAATCCAGCAGCATATTTTATTGGTAGACTTACTGGAGGTATTTTAGATCCTGTTACATATGCAGCTTTTAATATGAAAGCATTTAGAACTGCTAGTGGTGCATTAAACATAAAAAAAATTACTGCTATTGCTACAGCTGAAGAGCTATATAAACAAACTATCAATCCTAATAGAGAAAAAGAATTAGCATATTTTGTACCAGTAGGTACTGCAATAGTTACAGGATTATTAAATACTGTAGGTAGATTAAAAAGTTTTGAAGGTGGAGAAGCAATAGGTAAATATAATAAACAACAATTATTACTTGATGGTAGAGAAGAAGTAGTTGCTAGAACAAAATTAAATAATGGTGAGTTATTAGATAGTAGAATATTAGATCCAGATAATAGAATAGGACCAAAAGGTGTTGGTGCAGATGCTACTAATACTGGTGGTGCAAGGTCCTACAATGATGATTTATATGATGAAGCAATAGCTAATACACTTACTGGTTTAGAAAACACAGGAATAACACCAGTATTTAGATTATTAAAATCACCAATTTTACAAGTTAGAGAAATAGCTACAGATTTATTAGATACAAAACTTATGCAAAATAAAAATGTTTTGAATACAGGATTTACTACACAGTCAATAGAATCAAACATAGCTAGAAAATACATATATGTAGAAGAAGCAAGACAAAATACTAAAATGAGTTACAAAGATTATCTTAAAAGAATTTATCAAGAAAATAATTTAGGTCAAGATTCTAGAATCAAAAGTATAGAAATGAGATTTAAAGGTATAAAAACTATTTCAGAAAGAGAGTTTCAAAGAAGAGTATCTTTTAGACTTGTCAACAAAGATCAAAAAGATCCTATACCAGAAGTAAATAAAGCTGCTAGTTATTTAAGAGAAAACTTTTTTACACTGATTGGAAGAGAAGCAGATGCAGAAGAATTATTTAGTATTTATTCTAGAGTAATTATAGCTGGACTAAAAAGAACAAGAGATAAGATGAAAAAAGATGGTAAAAAAACTACAGAACAAAGAGGTCAAACATACACTTTAGCACAAATAGAAAGTAGACTAGCTGATGAAGAAGCTAGATTAAATAATATTAATGCTACAGGACCACTTAGAGAAGATTATTTACCTAGATATTGGAAAAGAGATTTAATTAGAAATAAAATAAATGATTTTAAAAAAGATTTAAGAATAGCATTAAATAATAAAGGTATATCTGTAAGTGCAAAAGACTTAGATGAAATGGTAGAAGATATAGCTACCAGTACACCATTTAATAAATTACCTAGAGATGCTTTAAGACCAGATGAAACATTTGATTTATCATTTGCATTTCAACCATCTGGAGTATCAAAACATTTAAAAAATAGAGTAATGATATTAGATGATGCGTATTTAATGCAAAGAGGTTGGATGGAAAGTAATATAAACATTATTACTAAACAATATTTTAACTCTATTATGCCTGATATAGAAATAGCTAAAGTATTTGGTGATGTCGCTATGATGGGATTAAAAGGTCCTAATGCTGGATATAGACCAAGTATTCCTCAAATTGCTATGGAATGGGATGCTTATATAAATAAAACAGCACCAGCTGGTACAAAACCAAAACTTAGAGCAGATTTAATTAAAAAAAAAGAAGAAGAAATTAGAGATATAGAAGCTAGTAGAGATTTACTTAGAGGTACATATGGACTTACTGCTAATCCAGAATCAGGTATGCAGTCAGGTATTAGAACATTAAAAAATATACAAAATATGATTTTTCTATCAGGATTCTTATCTGCTGCTCCTGATATGGCTAGATTAATTATGCAAAATGGATTTAAAAAAGGGTTTGGACAAACATTTGAAATATTTGCAAATCAAGCAAATAGAGAAATATTGAAGATGTCAAAAAAAGAAGCAAACATTGTAGGTGAAGCATTAGACCTGGCTATTGCTGGTAGAGCAAACACAATCGGTAATGTTGATGAAATGATATATGGACTAAATAGTGTAGAAAGAGCCACAGGAGCTGCAAACTCTTTTTACTTTACATTTATAAACTTAATGAATGTTTGGAATACTGGTATGAAAACAGCATCATCTTATATTGGTAGCACTAAAATATTAGAATGGGCAGAACAAGCTGTGAGAGGAACTATATCACAAAAGAATATGGCTAAGTTATTGAGTGGTAGTATTGATAAACCTATGGCTAAAAGAATTATAGAACAATATAAAAAATATGGTTTAGGTGTTGGTGGTGCAGAAAGAGGTGATTTAAAATATAGTAGAGTGGCTAGATCAGATTTATGGGATGATAGAGAAGCTGCAAAAGCCTTCGGTAATGCACTTCGTAAAGATATAAGAACTACAATTATTACACCAGATAAAGGTGATGTTCCATTGTGGATGAATACACCAGTAGGTAGTTTATTATCACAATTTAAGAAGTTTGGTATGGCAGCTACACAATCAGTAATGATGCGAGGATTACAAGAAAGAGATCAAAATTTCTTTATAGGTTTAGCATTTTTAGTAGGTATGGGTGCTATGGTAGATGCAGTTAGACAAAGAGCTTTTGATAGAGATTATGCTAAAAAGAAAACTGGTGATAAAATAGCTAGTGCTTTAGATAGATCTGGAGCAATAGGTATATTTAGTGATTTAAATAGAATGTTGGAAGTTATGTCTGATAATCAATTAGGTATAGCACCAGCATTAGGAGCTGGTAAACCATATAATGCTACAGATAGACAAAAACTAGGTTTACTTGGACCTTCGGGATCACTAGCCTATAATTTATATGAGATTATGTTAGATACAGGAAGTGGTAATTACGACTATACTACTGCTAGAGCAATAAGAAGATCTTTACCTTTACAAAATATATGGTATTTAGATGGTTTATTTGATAGGTTCGAAAAAGGTATAAGATAAATGGCATTAGCAATATCAGACACATCTCCTAGAGTGCAATATACAGCAACTGGTGGTCAAACCACATTTACTGTACCATTTGAGTTTTTTGCAGATGGAGATCTAACAGTTATTAAAACAGCTGCATCTAATGGTGCAGATACTACACTTACACTTACAGCTAGTCCATCTTCTGCTACACAGTACTCAGTAACTGGTGCTGGTGTATCAGGTGGTGGATCTATCACTTTAGGTGGTGGTGCTACTGTAAATGATAAATATACAATACTAAGAGATTTATCTGTAGCTAGAGCATCTGATTTCCCTGTATCTGGTACATTTCCAATAGAAACACTTAATACTGAACTAGACAAAATTATTGCTATGATTCAGCAAAATGAGAGAGATAATAAGTTTTCTCCACAAGCTAAATCATCTACATCAACTGCATTTAACCTGACATTCCCTGAGTTAGTAGCTAATAAAATACTATCTGTAAACAGTTCTGGTAATGCTTTAGAGTTTTCACAATCAATTACAGATGTATCTACTGTTGCTGGTATTGCATCAGATATTACTACAGTTAGTGGTATAGCAAGTAATGTAACTACTGTAGCTG